GAGCGTTGTTCCTTCGGGCAACTTATATCCGCCAACTATTCCGTCTTCAATATAAACAATCAATGGTTTCATATATCCTCCTTTAATCCACCATATGATCATAAATCAGATCATAAAAAAGATTGGGATGATTTTCTTTTAACGCATCAAGATCCTCGTCACTCATCTTAGTGCCATCCTTATACTGGCCAGCACTAAAGAATGCATCGCAGAAGTCTGGAGCGTCTCTGCCATCAATACCTTCGAGCTCAAGTGAGCTAGTGTCGACAACCCGTCCGTTCAGCATTATCATATAGCTTCCTCCACTGGTTTGATTTGGTAGCCATATGCCCAATGCCCATTGTCCAGATCGAAAACACAGTTCTCGATAATGGTTGTGGGCACCCAAGGCACAAGGAGTCCATTTTCTTTCTCACCTGGACGAACGAGTTCGATGCGTTTGACTTTCGCCTCTTGCCATCCCTCGTTGCCAAAGCTTCCGCGCCACCAAACGGTGTCGCCCTGCCTAATCTCTTGAGGTGTCAGTTTGGCATTCATCGCATCATCTCCTCGATGAACATCGGGGTATACTCGCCAACATAAGCCCAGCGGGTATTGAAGTAGAAGTATTCTTCAGCTTCATCCCAACTCCACTTGTTGTCGAGTTGAAGTGTGTGAATGCAGGAATAGATTCCATACACCGCCACTTGTGTTCCGTGTTGTCCATCTCGATGGGAAAGCCCGAGGAAAGCTTTGTCCAAGCCATCGAGTAGGATGATGTTTTCCTTGTGCTCGTCGTCAGCGTAGATGTCGATGAACTTTAGTATCTTCATTCTTGCGGCCAACTCTTTGGTCGACTTGCCCTGAAGAATACGAATAAACTCGTCTTTGGTTAGCTTCTTCTTACTAGATTTCTTCTTGGTAGCCATTGGATTCCTTTCTCATAAGGGCATCGACTTTGGCTTCGATGGCCTTGATGGTTCCGACAAACGCGTCGAGTTCACTCTTCTTTAAGACTCCAGAATTGAAGTGATAATACATTTCATCACTGGCAACCCTTCCTTGGCTTGTGTATTCAAACACAGGGCCGACGTGACACACTGCTCTATAACCTTTGGGGTTGGAGTAGTAGAACGCATAAGCTCCGCCCTCTGACAAGGTAGGAACTCTGTTTGTTCTGATGGTCACCTTCCCTTTCGGGAAGTCTGCGGTTGCTGTTCGGTCGATAGGGGTTAGCCCCAGCCTGCGCTGGAGCGTTCCCTTCTCGGCTACGACTTCGATAGGATAACTCATTTGGTTTCCTCCAAGGCTTGTTCGGCCCGTTTAACAAGTTCAGTCATCGGCATGTTCGGGTCGTTGTGGAAGTCCACAAAGTCCTGCAATGCGGCTTTCAATTTATCGGTGTTACTCATTTTGTTTCCTTTCTATAGTTTTCGACTAATTGTTTGATAGGTTCGTGGTCAATGTAACTTAGTAGATCTTCAACCAATTCGTGCGTCGATTGGCCATAAAATCTCTCGTATACAAACTCACACTCTGCTTCTGTACAAGTATCTAAGTATTTGTCAGCTTTCATTTGCCTAACCTCACCATCAGTGTGCCGATGACAAGCTCCAAGTAGATCATTACCGAATGACTACCGCGATAGAGTTCAAAGCCGAGAGGCCGAAACTCCACGTTAGCCACGATGGCATTGTTGAATTTGTTCGCGAAGAAGTGGAAACGCATCCACCCCCAACCAAGCTTAACTTTGATCATTGTCGTTCTCCTCATTGTTAATTGTTTCTTCAATACTGATTCCCTGCTCGAGCTTGCGAGCACGGAACAACCAGTCACCAGTCCACGAGCGGATAACCGCAAGCAAACGGCGGAAGGTTGGGTAACGCCACGGACGTTCCAGCTCACCCAAGGCAAGCTTTGTCCATCGAGCATCACCAATCTTCACGTTCAGTTCATTGGGCACGATGGTGTCGTCGGGGTAGATGTCGCCAGCCACCTCAGCCACACCAGTGTTGAGGCGAAACTTCCGCCCCAAGTTATGACCTTTTAGGATCTCGATCATCTGGGCATCTACCCAGATTTTGTCGCCAGCTTTCAATTGATCTCCTTTTCTACTATCTTGAGAAGACGCACGATGAGAATCGCGCTACACACAAGACACGCTGGGATGATCATGAATGCCATCAATAACTGGATGATGATAGTCATCACCTCAAAGAAGTCGCCCCAAATCATTGGGCAACCTCAAAGGTTAACCGAGTACCAAACGCGCGGTTGTTGTGGTGAAGCTTGGTCAAAGCTTCCGCACGGGACTGATGCGCATCGCGCACCGCGTCCTCCTCGGTCAAGCCCTCACCAGTCCAGCCTTCAATGCTGGCCATATAATAACGGCCGTTCAGACTTCCGTCCGAAGACACGCCGTGTTTCACTTCAATGACTATCTTACCTTCGTTATTCAGTTTCATATTTACTGATTCTTTCTTGGTTAGTGTTACTCTTGTTTCCAGCCTATCGGCTAGACTTGTGCCCCCGTGCTAGGGGGGCACTCTGTCTATCCGCCTAGTTCTTTCCGTGCCAGAGCGTTGGTGATGGGGTTTGGTAAGCCAACCAAATCCACAACTTAATTGTCTCGGCACTCATCCGCAGAGAACCCAAGCCAGCCCGTGCTGTTTGGTTACCTTGTTCTTCTGATACGCTTGGTCGGGAGTCATCATAGCTTTCTTGATGATCGCCCGATGGATGTCAGTCAACGCATACTGATACTCCAAGCCTTCTTTACGCTTGAGCGCGATAGTGGCTCGGCTCTGGCGGTTCGCCATCTTGACGTTCCTTTGCCAGTCTTTCTTATTCAGTCTGCGACCATAGTAAGCTTGGCTTGCATTGGTCATGATATACTTGGGGTCGATAGATCTACCGATCATATATCCTCCTTAATCCTGTTGCCGATACAACGCGTTGAGTTCCTCGGGATTGTCTTGATATGCAATCTCAAGTTCAATCTGTTGGAGTTGAGCTATTGCTATGGCTAGTTCATTGTTGTCTTTGTTCATTTAGTTACCTCCTTCTCTTTCATAATATTAGTAATCATATCCACATCACCGAGTATTTTCAGAAGCCTATCGGCAACTTCAAATCGGGAGAAGTATGTGTATCTGAAATAAGGGTCTCCTCCTTCGTATTCGTTGGGGTAAACCTTTTCAGATTTAACCCAGAAATACTTTTGCTTCTTCTCACTATCCGTTAGATTTGACCCATAAGGTTCAAACATATTGCCCCTATATTCGTTTTCCACATTCTCATAACTTAACCCCGCAAGCCGTTCGACTGCCCATTTAAGGGGTATATTTTCGATTTTCCGATCAACGGATTCAACACTTTTTATAATATCCCAAACTTGATCGCAGTTCATATGTCCCTCCCTCCGCTTTGGGTGATGACCATCTTCTGCTTGGTCATCTTGGATATGTGAGCTCTGCGACGGAACAGTTGTCCAGGTGCGTCGCAGTCATCCCTGTCCGCATCCATCCAGCTTGCGTAGTCCAGCGAGTGAATGAACATATCATCATAGTAGTTGGGTAAAGGAATCTCGGATTCGAAGAGATACCAGTGAGTCCAGCTATCGTCCGATGGTTCCTTGGACACGTCGAATATCCGCTTACCCACATATGCGGGCAAGGTATGGTGGTTGCGGCATCCAGACTTGATGACCCTACCGTGGTAAAGCTCACCGTTTATCTGGACAGAATGCCTACCGTTGAATTCGTCATTCATTTGTTTACCTCGCCGTAGCCATCGCATTCCTCGCAGTGCGAGGCCATGCCGTTAGGCCATACATTGTTCCAATCCAAGCCCGTGCCCTTGCAAACAGGGCATGCGGTCTTGGTTGGGTCGGCGCTTAAGGCTGTGCCAGCCGCATAAGCCCCGAACTGCTCGGGACTCCAGCGGGTCTGGCCGTTGATCTCGCGGCTCATACGGTTTCCTCCTCAACTTTCTTCGACTTGTCGAATACCTTCATCGAGTAGTCGAACATCAGTTCTGCTACCTTCTCTGGAGAGACGCGCCCAAGCACATCGTTATTCTCCGCGAGCTTGACTAGGTCACCTTCAGGGTCAAACACGGCAACCTCTGCCGTGGTCTCACCTCTGTCGCAGTGGAGCCAAGCTCCGAACTGAACGCTGACTTCGTATCCGTTATTGAAACGGACGAAGAAGCCCTTGTCCTGCAACCTCCCCTCACCAGCTTGGTGAATCTCAAACGCTGACTTGTTACTCATTTGTTTTGTTTTCCTTTTGGTTATTGCGAGCGACCGCCATTGTCCAGCACATTCCGAAGTGCCGAACGCTGACCGACCCTGCGCGAAATTCGTTTGTAGTTATCAAAGCTTTCAGGACTCATCACATTGATTGCCCCACCCGTCTTATCCGAATAGACCATCGCACCTTTGACCTTCTCTTCGGGGTGCAGGAATGCACAGCCCTTGCACTTGGAGAAGCCTAGGTTGATACGCTCGGCCTCGATAAGATCATCACAGATCACACACTTCATCGCCCGACCTTCCGTGCTGGCCAGAGCAGTCTGATCTTCTCGCGATACTTGTCAGCCACGCTTGGGATGGTGGCAAACCTAGCCTTGCGGACATACCGACGAATAGCCTCGGCCACCGAATCGTGGGGGCAGTAAAGCTCCGCATCCTTGGGGTCTTTGACCTGCCCGCGGGACTCCTGCAAGGAACGCTGGTAGGTATGAGCCTTGGGGGTTACTAGCTTGTGCTTGTAAACTCCATTGGTCACGAACCCGAAAGCCATAGTCAGCTTGGCATCGGGCTCCCTGATACTGATCTCAAGGTCACCAATCTTAAGCTTGCGGTTGGCAGGCATCGACGCTCTGCGAGCCTGCGGGATATGGGGCTTGCGCAAGTCCATCTGCAAGTCCTCCCATCTTTCACTGCCAGACATAGGGTCATGCACCTCGTGTGCATTGGCCTGCTTGCGTAGCAGACCGAAGTCTTGAAGGTATGTGTCACTCATGCCCATACTCCCCGTGCGGCGTTCCACACGTAGTGCGTTTCCGACTCTGTCAACGGCCTGCCGAGTTTGGCACTCAGGCACTGCCACGTCTCTTCGACGTCGCATCCGTTCTCGAACAACTCAATCACCATATCTTTCATATTCATTAGGATTGGAGTCCTGTGATATATCCTTGGATGCGTTTGAGCTTCATGCGCTCCTCTTGGTAGTCCTCGGCCAGCTTGCTAACCGCATCGACTATCCAGTTCTGGTAGCTTTCGATATCTTGCTCTGACTTAATCCCACTAGATAGGCAGACGAGCCTATGCTTGATTCCTGATATCATTCCCGCGTGTGCCACTGTCTTGTTCATTTCGTTTTACCTTTCTGGAGGGGTTGCCCCTTGGGGTTCCTCGCTACAATCCCTATACGCACCGATGTCCCCCTCCCCCTACGGGAACGACCCGATAGGTAGGGGGGATGGATGTTGGAAGATGAAAGCTGGTGCACAGGATGCACGGATTCTTTGAATCCTTGATTCAAAGATGCATTGACCTTATGCACAATGCCCGATAAGCTAGGCTTATGCCTAAAGCCTTGGCTATAGATTGGAAAGCGGTTGAACGTGACTTCGTTGGAGGCAAGAGTCGTAGCTTCATTGCATCGCAGTATGGTATCAGCATCAACACTTTGGATAGCAGATCGAGGAGATGCAAGTGGGTTGCACGGAAGTTGGAGAATATTGTTCAGATAAAACAGAGAGTTGATAAGCAGATTGTTCAGACTGCCACCGATAAGCAGGCTCAATATCTGTCGAGGATCGCTAATCAAGTTGACCATAGTTTGGATGTCCTCGAATCTCAGATGCCTAGCGACAGGAAGGAATTGCGTGAACATATCGACGTGCTTGAGAAAGTGGACAAGATAGCTCGCCCTGCATTGGGCTTGGCTTCGCAGAATCAAGGAAGCAACGGGAAAACGATCGTGAACCTCGCGGTTCTTCGAAGCGACGATGCGATGAAGCAGGCCATCGACATTACAGCTAGTTAAGCTTGGTATCATAGATTCTTGGATTCTTGGATTCTTTGAAATAAAAAGGGGAGGGGGGAGGTTTCCCTCCCCCCTCTCCAGTGTTTCCTTATCCTCGCTTTGCCAGCACCGCCTCAATTTGAGCCTCGGTGCATCCTGCATCCTTCATCTGCTTAATCAATTTCGCATCCTTGTTAGCCAAGGCCGTTTCGATGATGGTGCGTCCCGTCTTGGTATCGGCATAGACCCGAAGGGCGGTGCGTTTCCCCTCTGCAATCAATTTCGATTCGAGTGCCATTTTCGCAATCGAAAGGTCGTTGAACCTTGCCACCGCTTCCTCAACCTTGGATGCTAATTGAGCACCCTTGGTCTTGGTGATTAGGGCAAACTCCTTCTTCGGGCAGAGCCGTCCTGCATCAGTGATGAGGGCAGAGCCATCCCATCGTCCAAACACCGCTTTGAGTGTTCGGCCACTTTTTGTGGAGCGTTCGGGTTTGATACTCACCGATGCCTGAATGGGTTCAGCGGTGAAGTGTTGTTTTGCGATTTCCATATTACTCATTTGATTTGTTTCCTTTTAGTTTCCCCCCTCCCCCTCCCCCTATCGGGGGTATGGTTTGCGGGACAAACCCTATACGCACCCCCTCCCCCACCCCCCTTCCAGCCAGCCATAATACTGTTGTATGTACTTTAAAAATTTAATTTATTTTTATGGATTGACCTAGAGTCAAGGACGAATACACTAATTTCATGCCAATCGGGAAAGAAAAAACATTGGGTGCGTTTTCCGTACCGTATACAAATCCAAGCTTGGACTTAGGAACTACGATACCCGGGCTTCCTTCTCCCTATTCTATTGAAGAAGAGAAAAAGAAAGAACTACTCAAAGAAATTGAAAAATTACTGCAAGAAATTAAAAACAAAAAAATAGGAGTTTTAGGTTCTGAAAAAACTAAATTTAACAACAGTGAAAATGCTTTGGATATTCCGACATTTTCTTCTCCAAAATATACAAGTATCTAGTTTTACTTTTCAGCGATCAAAGTAACGCCAAGCCGAGCCGCATGGCAAGGTCAATCCACTTTGTCTTTACCATCGGTCTTGGCTTGTTCTTCTTTCAGGTAGTTCAGGTAATGGGACATGCTTCCGCGGTAGGTGTAGCCGCCGTCATGCCCAAGATCAATTTTCGTATCGAGCATAATCTTGTATCCTAAATCGCGTAGCTTGGAGCAAAAGAAGAAATCCTCCGAAAGCATTTGATCGCCCTTGATGCCCGTCTCAAATATATTCTTAATCTCGGTATATCCCCCGTCTACCTTTGAGGTATCTTTCTCGGAATAAAAACCTCTCTCGGTGTCTAGCAAATGCCGCATAGCTTTTCGGGAAACGCGAAGGAACCCAGTCCCGACGGCTTCAACTTCAATCAAGCCCCGCTCGTCCGGCTCTTCCTTGCCGCGGATCATCTTTACGGTGAAGTGACAGTGGTTGTGGATCTTCTTGCGATAAGTCCCGGCCACGACATCCTCATCATGCAAGCTCAACTTCAACAGATCCTCGGGGTCCCAGGAAATGTCTGAGTCAATCCAAACAATACTTTCCCAGTCGTTCTGGTCGCCCTTAAAGATCTCGGAAACTATTTTGTTCCTAGCCATTGTAATAAGTGAGTGGTTGGACAGGAACAGGACATTCAATTTCAATCCGTTACTTTGGAACAGGGCGCTAGATTTAACCAAAGAGTTGGTATAGTTAACCGTTACGTTGCCACCGTATGCCGGCGTGGCGACCACAATGCCATTTGTTTTCCTAGGTTTGTGTTGTTTGCTCATTTGCGTCTCCTTTATGCGGGCTCTTCTCTTTTATGGATGTCGTAGTAGAACGAATCTGTGTCTTCCGTCACCCATCTGTCGGACTGATTCTCCACAGAAGGTAGCTTGGTGTCCACCTTAAATTGTTTGAGATTCTCCGGAAGCTTTTTAGTTACCCAGTTGGAGTCTCTCCAGAAGATTCTATTGTTGGGCATGCAAAGTAAGTATCCATCGTCCGCGGCGAACACATGTCCGCATTTGTAATCGGAAGGCTCGTCGCTGTACGGGTTATTGAACCAGTCCACAGTAAACAGGTAGGTACTCCAGACTTTGGCTCCGTCCCTCAAAACAATCTGGGCGCGGTGATAACCCAGAAAGCTGTACTCAGTCACAGTCACGTTCTCGGAGAAGCAATCCCAAAGCTGTTTATAATTAAACGGGATATCGTTGGTGGGCTCATGCGTGTAAATCTCAGACATGGGGACTCGGCTTCGAAGCATCCCTGCATCGGTCATTACATGGAAGGTGAGAATGGTTCCGGGGTATGACTGCAAGGCAAACACGTATACGTTGTAGAATTCGTTTCTATCTGTCTCGTCTTTGGTAAAGAACGACTTCCTGACCTTCGCTTTGAAGCTTGGAATGTTTTCGTTGAGTGTGGGCATTTACAATCTTCGGCGCCGGTTGTTTTTCCGCCTCTTACCCAACGGGGCTGTCCGGTACCGAGCCATTTTTTTTTCGGGTGCAGGCTTCCAAAGCAAACAGTCAATGTCGTGGTTAACGGAATTCTCCATCGCCCAAGAATAAAAGCGATAACCAAAACCAGTCCAACACATGAAGTAACTCCATACGTGCCCCAGGGCGTAATACAGATGAGATAAGATTCGATGCTTCATGGGAGGGTAACGTTTCGGTCGTCGAGTAAAGAGTGAAGTTCATCGCGCACATTTTCATAAGCGTTGAGTTGGTCGGGATCTGAGATTTCATGTTTAATCTTCGAACGGAGAAAGATTCCAAGATCCGTAATGACCATCGCCATATCGTGTGCGCTCATAGCATATCTAAAATTGGTCTCCTCCTCGGGGAGATTAAACTCAAGGGTTGCCTTCATCGTCCGGGCAGTATCTCAACTGGATTGACTTCTGTAAAGGGCAAAATACAATTGGGGGATTGACTTCTAACTAATTAAGACCACTATGGTGTGTGCCGACTCTGTTCCCTCTTCAAGTACGTACTATCGATAACGTGCTTGCCAGCCAGATAGCTGGCTTATTCCAAAATGGGGCAATCTTACGACTACCGTTAACGTCCCAATATTTTGTAGACGCCAACAGAACTGATACCTACGTCGAAGACGGTAACCTTTTAACCCCATTCAAAACTCTGGCCGCGGCTTATTCTGCCGCTAAAATTGGGGCTACAAGTACAAACCCAAAGTATATTAACTTGCTCAGTAGCATTACTGAAAATTTGACGATGGACACTGGCTATGTTGGGATTCAAGGATTCACTAATTCAGGGGTAAGAGCCCCATTGTATTTAAATGGTACCATCACCATTGCCCCAACTTCCGGAACAATTACCGACAATTTTTTTGGCATCACAAATTTGGCTATTCTCAAACCTGAAGTGACCAGTGGCAATTGCATTGATGTGCTGGGGGGTGCTGTTCCCCTGAGAGTATTTTTAGAATCAGTTTGGTTTCAAAACGGAAGCCCCAATTCTTTTGGGGTAAACATTAATAACACTGGCACATCAAGTGTTGTTAATGGGCAATTGTGTCAATTTTCCCCGTTTGCCACTGGCGGAGGAGTTAGTGTGGTAAACGGAACTTGCAACATGGTTGATTGCGATTCCACCGGGGGATCTGCAACTTGCGTTGACATGTTTAGGGTGGCTAGTGGGGGTAGGCTTAACTTCGTTCGGTGCCAACTCGAGAGTAACGCCACTCAGATAGTAAACTGCACTGGCGGAGATTACGGAGTTTCTGGTTTTAATCTCACGCTCGCCCAAACTTTGTTGACTAACAATAGGTTGACCGGGCACGGGATAACTTTGGCTTCCGCGTGTCTTGTATCGATAGGTACATGCGGGCTTAACGTTCTCACTGGATCTGGGGCCAAAGCCATCAATGGGGTGGCTTCGGCCGATCTGTTTACTTTTCCATATTCACTGGTTCTGTTTAATAGTGTGAGTTTCGTGAACGCAACCGGCGTTCTTACCCGAAACACTAACGTTACCACCAATAAGGTGGCATACTCGGTAATGAGCTAAGTTAGCCTCAAAGGGCTATATTTCTTTGTTTTATCCCCAAAGGGCTACGATTTAGGGTGGGGGTATGCTTTAGGGTGGGGGGTCAAAAATGGGTACCCCCACCCAAATTTTGAACCTTGGGTCCTTGTCTAAGTGTATGTTTACTATTAATATATATAAATATAAAGAAAGAGAGGGTGGGGGTGGTCCCACTGGGTGGGGGTATCCCAACTCGTTCCGGGTGTTTGCACACACACGCCACACACACAAAGCTGTAGGAACAACGAGTTCAAAACCACCCCTACACCCCCCACCCTACCACCCTTCGAATCATAGAATCTTCAACACCAAGGATATAGATAAATTTGACCATGAATTCGACCCCCCACCCAACCCATGTATCAACGACTTATAGATCCTACATATGGTCTACGTAAGTCTCTTTGCTGAAAGCAGAAGTGCTTCCACCTCTATATCAAGGACTTTTAGTTACCGACACCTGAACCACCTTATAATCCCCGTTTCTTAGAATATGAGCTTCGGCTGTAGTGCCTGGCTTTAACGAACGTACAACCCTTACAATATCGCGTTGGGATGTAATGGCCACATTAGCCAGAACAAGGACAATGTCGCCCGTATTGAGCCCACAGGAGCGCACAGTGCGTGTTATTTGAAGTCCTTGGTCACATCCCGGAAGGGCGATACCCGTAGATACCGTTTTGCCCAACACCCCCAAATATCCATCCTTTGTGGTTTTTGATTTCATGTCTTCCAAAAACTTGACCACGTCTACCGCCGAGACGCAGTACGCAAACTCCTGGGATGACTCCCTTGGTTGATCCGTCAAAGAGATTAAACCCAAAACCATGGCGACAACCTCTCCCTTATGGTTGACCAATGGACCGCCCGAATTGCCCTTGCAAACCAAAGCATCTGTATATAAGAATCTTTCTCCTTTCTCCGTGCCGGCGGCTGAAACAATACCTGTCGATAAGGTGCGGGAAAATCCCAAAGAGTTGCCGATGGCGTAAACAGGGGTGCCCGGGGCTGGTGGAAATTGTGTATTGAAAACTGCCGGCGGCAGGTGGATAGGCTTGTCAAAGTCGTTTTTAACTTTAATAAAGGCTAGGTCCAGCAGGGTGTCTTTATAGACCACATCACCGTCAAACACCACCGAATCGTCTCCGTCGTCGCAAATGATGCTTGCCAAGTCGGATTTATCCACTACGTGCGCCGCCGTAATAACTCCTCCCTCAACCGCTATTCCCGTCCCCCGCGAAGATTTCTCCGGAGAGATTACTTGAATCCGTACTACAGAAGGAAGTATTTGATTCTCGGTTCGCGCATGCGACGCAAGAAAGACCGACAAAAGTCCCAGCACCTGAATCCAACGATTGTTAAGAATATGCATATTACTCCTCCTAGTAACGCAGCGATTCCCAAGAGGAAGGAGTTTAGCAGTATATCATGCATTGTTTTTCTCCTCTCGTTCGACAAACTCTTTTAGTGCTTCAACAAATGCGTAACTTGCCAAAGCTTGTTTGTCCTTCTGAATAGTCTCCCATCCAGCTTGCGCCAATACTGCGTGAGCCTTGTCGTCTATGTCAAGATCTAATTCCACCATTTCGACCGTTCTTTCTGCCAAAATTGTAATCTTCGGCAGTTCCTCGTCTTTGGGGTTAGATGGAACCCTATTAATTTTTAGTTTGCTGTTTCGTTTTTTCATTATTTGTACACCTCCACCCACGGATGCATTGGCATATTGCCTAATGCAACCATAGCTTGTTTTTCTGTTTTGTAGAAAAGATCCACAACCGGTAGCTTACCGCGGGACGCTTTTTTGGCAACAACTGCCGTACCCGTATCAATCGCCTTAAATTCCTTCCCATCGATAACCACCGTACTCCCGTACGGTATAATCTTCGGGTCAACTGCACACGATCTTCCAGACTTCAAGGTGTAGCCAGTCGAAGACCTGAACCTCGATGTGTCCGGATCCTGGCCAGTCCAATAGGCTGTAAGCCTTACCTTAATTTTTCTGGTAGGCTTTTTGAGCTGCGTTTCAATCATTACATTGGAGGCCAACGTGGGGACTGAAAACAGCATAGCTAAGGCTATGACGAGTTTCTTCATAAAGATGCTTCGAGCGTCCAACTACTCTAAACAGTAGCCGTAGCCTCGTCAACGGGGATTTTCCATAGCACCTTACCTTGGATCGTCACCCGCTCGATACCTTTCGTCGTCATCAGCTTAGCCAATCGCTGCCCCATCTTTTCCGGCGTGGACGCGTAGTGTCGCGTCAAGTTAGTCAAAGTTGCGTCGTTGAGCATTTGATTGAGCAGTTGAGTGGCCGACCCCTTCCATGTTTTTTCTTTGGGGTTTGCCTGGTTAAACCCGATGAGGAATTCATCAAGCAACTCCGAGAAGGCGTGGTTGGGGTGAGTAGTTCGAGTGTCTTCAAGAATATCAGCGTGGTGATAGCACTTAACCTGAAACCGGTTGGAGCATTTCAACTCCTCAGGAATTTCAAAGTCGGTTAACCACCGGGCAAACGCCGGGAGCTCACCATCGAGGATCCTCTGAAGCTCTTGTGATTGCGGGAAGTCCATTCCTTTAGAAGAAGCCTTAAACAACATTAGCTTATCTAATATGCTTGCATCCGTGTATGGGACAGCCCGCATAGAGTCTGGATCGTCATTAAGAGTTACAAACACTCTTCCGCTCCACTCAATGGTGGCGGGATTCTTCCACATAGCGCGGTAACGATGGCGCCGATTGGCAACAAACTTCTTCACCGTGTTGGAGAAGAGCAAGTGCTTTTCGTGGCTGGTTGACGCGATAGTATCATCAACGTTAAGTACGCCCACCTCAAACATCTCCGAGTTGAACTCACTCTCCCCGGAGATGTGGCCCGAGGCATCGCAACCACCACCCATCAGCCTGGATACAATCTGAGTTCCCATAAGCGTCTTTCCGACACCTACCGGACCGGCAATAAATATCGCTTGGCCCTGAGACTGCTTCCCGCATTTGGCCGACACGTAGAAATGATGGAGCCAAGCCAAGAAGTATTGCAACGAGTCATGGGGCTGAAAGAACCCGTCCAGGAATTTTGCGATCCAGGGAAATCCGTCTCCCCACTTTTCGCAAGGTTCCGACCGCGGCTCAAGCACCTTAACCCTGGATATATTCAAGACGGTACGCCCACCCATATAGACGACCTCCTCTTTACTAAACAAGATAGGGCCGGCATCGTCCACGCGGCGTGTTTCGCGTACACGCAAAACAGTCTGATCAACTTCACACATTCCCCCACGCTGCATAGGCGCAAGAGACAGTCCGTAGATCCCAGCAATATCCTTACGGGTAGTCTCGGAATCTGTGTCGCGCCAGATACCACGACCGTCCTGCCTCCAGTACCGCTTGCCGTCAAAGTAATAGTTAGCAAGAGGCGCGCCCAAACGATCCTCTTCAAACTCCTTAACCCAGCCCGCGCCAAGGATTTCTGACCAGCTATAGAAACTCTTGTCCTGCGAGAAGCTGACGATTCCGGTGGGAGTAACCACGCAAGCAGTCGGATTGTCTGAGGTTGCAGTCCAGAACGCATTGGTTCTTCCATTGACCTCGAGGTTACCGAGTAGCTTGTCTGGGTACATTTCATGTACGCGATTACGTACACGATCCATCGGAATCTCTACGGGCCCTTCCCCGCGGTACTTGTGGTCCGCGTCAATCGTCGACGCAAACCAGCTATACAAAGTCTCTGTCCTTAAAGGCACATCTCCTACTTTGGTCATCGGCAAGTACCAAGCGTAGTACTGCTCGGGCTTAACATGATTGTCATCAAGCCCAGCAAACAAACGCTTTGCCCCCAGCTCTTTAGCAACTCGCTTTAAGAACGCTGGCAATAACCCAACTGGAATTTGCATGGGTGTTTCAAACATCCAAATAACCCGCGCACCTCCACTCGGAGTACGGTGAGCAAACATGGGTTTTAATCCAGCCTTGGCTTTGGCCCCAACCCCAGAGATAAACTCTTCAGATGTAAGTTCACAATCATAGTCTGCAATGAACGCATGCATCTTTGCCGGGGGGTTATCTCTGGTGACACGCATAGCCGCGGCACGACCTTCGAATCCACTAACAAACATTCCATCAGTAGAATTCTGAACGGCCCAACGTTTTGCAACTTCCGGCTCAAGACTCGGTGGTTGACTGACATTGCCATCCCAAGGAGTGCAAGGATTAGCAATAGACGATGATAAATTAGGTATACGAAAGAGGTTCATTTTTTGTACCTCATCGCATCTGTCGCTTCTGCACCTATTGGACAACCCTCAAGCCAGTCGGGGCAAATACTCATGAGGCGTTCAATCTCACCAGCTGGAACAGAGTTGTCAACTTCGCAAACGGCCTCGTCGTGAATATGCATGACCACTGGGAACCCTGCTTTTTCTAACCTAAGAACAGCGTGCCCCATAACGTCACGCGCTACAGCTTGAACAAGATTCTCGCATAGTTTACCACCGTAGAAAGGAATTTGAGAACCCCCTCTTTCCACACACGCTGTCCAGGACGGCTTTCTTGCTTTCCCACTTTTATCGTAGCGTTGCTTTTCAGGCCACTGCGACATAATGTTACGGTACGTTAAAACCCTTCCGCTGGGCAGACCCACCTCGAATTGCTTGTCAGCTTTGGCCCTTTGAAAATCTCTCTCGAGCTTTCTCCACAAACCCAAGATAGGTTCATTTCTTAACCGAAAATCATTTACAATTTGATTCGATTTTGTTTCCGTAATGTCTAACCCGTATTGCATCTTGGCGATTAATGCAAACTTTTTAGATCCTGCGCCGTACCCCAAGCCCAACACCATAGCTTTTACAAGTTGATATAATGGCCCGTCAATCTTCTTTAATGTCCCTTTTGGGCCATCCCATAAACCCATGTTTTTTGCGGCAGCCTCGTAGATGCCATACCCGCTACGGATGGCGTCCAACAAACCTTCATTCCCCGACAGCCAAGCCAAAACCCTTGGCTCAATCTGTGCTAAATCACAAATGATAAATTTCTTACCTTCCCGAGGAATAATACAACCACGCAAATCAACCCCGAACATTTCATTTCTGGGAAGATTCTGTACATTGAATTTAGAATCCCCCGACCAACGACCGGTATGAGCGCCCATATACTTCATGCCGTAAGCCATCGTCCCGTCTGGGCGAATCCTACTTTCCATTACTTTTAATTTGGCCAGCAAGGAATTGGCTTTCCGCCAGTCTCGCATAATCCCCACAAACGGAACTTGGTCTCCGTAGGTCTTTTCCCATTCAGCGCATTCTTCCGAACTTTCGGCCAATGAGGTTGGCCAAGGAATTGCCGCTTTAGCGCATTCCCTCCTAAATGCTTTTGTAGACAGCACCACCCCTTCTGTTTCTTCAATCCATGGAAGCTTCTGCTCTGACTCCCATGTCACTCTCTGTAGCGTCTTTATAGCGTCTTTAACTGCTTTAGCATCTACCTGAATCCCCTTCCAACCCATCTCAATTGTGTGCCTAGACAACTCTCTTTCAACCGGAAGCATGCACGCGTTGTATTGATTATAAATTTCCAAACATGCTTTCGAATCTTCCCTGGCGTACTCTAACACCTCTTTACCAAATTCGGTGTTCTGAACATCCTCCCACCTCTTGGAATGCATCTTATCCCGAGGATTTTTGTCTATCTGTTTACCTAAAAGCTCCCGAGAAGCTCCCGCCAAATTTCTTGGAGCCCCAACTGCAACAGATAAGTTGGCGGTGCAATCCCAACTTGCGGGCTTAACCTTAACCTGGCCTAGCTCGCGCAGTCTCTCAATAACGGCCCCGTCAAAACTATAATTATGGGCCACCCATTGACCCCCCTCGATTCTATCCCAAGGCGCTGTTTTCGTGGGGCCAACGTAATCTAATCCTATCCCTTGAATAGATACCAGATAGATATCTGAGGCCGGGTCCCGGAGATAGTGCCATTGCCCTTTAGTGGTTATAGATATATCTTTGTCGTAGTAAGTTTCAAAATCAATTGCGTATGTTTTCATTTTTGTTTTTTTAAGGGGAACATTTCCTCAAAAACCAACAGTCGTCCGAGCATATCGGAAATTTCGAAAGTGATTCTGTCGTAAGTGTTCTGATTTTTAGTTATTTTTCTTTTGTGTAATAATATTTCCAAGGCATAAAGTACAATTTCTGCTACCTCATTGGGCGGAATCCCATGACGTAAAAGAGTTGCAAATTCAGCCTCGATCTCCTGCCGTTCCTTACCCACAAAGGGATAAGGAACGACAATAAGTTCGTCAGCCAGCCTAGAACTGGCCAAAGCCATTATTCCACAATAATGACTGAATCTTTGCTAACTGGTTCAACTCCGCCCTCAGGCTCAATTAGCCCCTTTTTACGAAGGTATTCTTCATTCATCGGGATTGAAGTAGGCACTCCGTTTTTATCAACAATGCTGGACTCAAGTTCAAGAACGGGTGTAGCCAATTCCTCGTTCTTGCGGAATCCCTCTCCGCCGAGTAAACCGTTTAGTAAATTCGTAATATGCGGAAATAAACCACTTAATACGTCTCTCTCAATAGGGTTAGCCTCCTTGTCCCGAGGCAAAAGCTCAATACTAATTTTATCAGTTCCGACTTCGTTTTTAATTTGTATAGATAGTTCAATCATTTGTTTGTTCTTTCTGGTGTGGGATTAATTCGAGGACGGCGGCCCTAACCCTATGGCGAACGCTTGAGCATTCTCCTTCAAGATCGGCCAAGGATGTGAGGAGCTCCTGGCAGAACTCCCTCAATCCTTCGTTCTCTGTTTCTAACCGCCCGTTCTCTTCCACGAGAGTTGAGGCTGTTTTATGGTTGGTTTCTGCCAGATCTGTTACACGTTTGTAAAACTGATGGACACGGTGAATTTCCCTTTGCATATATTCAGGGTTCTTCCGCATAGTATCAGCGTCAATTAGCTCGTTAAGACTCATATGCTCACCCCCGGGTTTAAAACAATGATCGGTTCCTTTGTGTTCTTTAGACATAAAAATCCTTCCTTTAAAAGGTAATCCAATTCTGCAACAATCTCTTTTTCTCGTCTATCTTTTTCTTTTTCTTTTAGGTTTTTCACTTGACACCTTACCTTTCCTTTTTAGTTGCGCAGCACTTTTGGTTTCTGTTTGCTGTGGACGAGCAAAACCAGTTTTCCCCCAAACCCAATTAAATATCATTTGAGGTCCCTTTCATTTTTTCAATTACTTTTATTACCTGAGCCGCATGTTCTTTATGCGTAAAAAGAAATATTGATGTGGTTCTTTCTTCTTCAGGGTCAGAACCAAATATAATAACCTCAAACCATCTCTTAGTAATCCAAACAAATAACTTAAGAAGCAACGAATCAATCATAAAGTTTTTCCTTTTTTACATTTGTATACAAGAAATATTGCTCGAACCAGAGCGCGCTCTAAGTGAGCAATAGCGTCCTCCCCACTTGAATCGGGGTTAAGCCTATTCCCATCCAGTTGCATCATAGCCTGCGTTACGTGGGAAATAAGACGGTCCGCATTATATCTTCGACTGTCAGTGTGAAACCACTGCCCAAATGCACTTTTGTCAGATCCTTGCCCCATAATTCTACATATAATTTCTTCCGCCTCGGCAACAACCGAAAGGATTGTCGGAGCCAACTCCTTGTTTATTTTGTTCGAATCCATACACCCTTTACTTGCGTTGTGTTTAGACACTTACAGCCCATCCATTCAGATAGAAATTGAATTGATTGGCGGAGGACGTCCGGTGTTTCACGCGGCAGGACACACCTGACCTGTCGGCGCTTCTCGCGCCGCACCATACCGGAACGTCTCCCCTTTTTCATCTTTTTAGATTAAGCTAGAAGCCCAAGCCTGGAATTCGTCGTTGTTTGTTCCAGCTAACTTAAATGTGGGCGTAAACCAACTCCCCATGGTATTGGTGTTTAGCTTGCTATTCACCTGGTACCTACCCTTAGTCAATCCGCCCCGAAGGACAGTTTGACTGTCGGTAAGCAGTTGGCGACCCGCCCCGCGGTATGCACTCTTTGTAAGATTATACTGCGCCAGGGCATAGTTTCTTTTATCCGGACCCTCCAAAGAGAAGACCGGATTTTTATCCTTTGGCTCTGAAACCAAAAGAGTCAACACAAGGAATGGAATATATCGGTCGACATCGTCGGATTCCGAAATATCCAAAGATCCACCCGCGGCTTCAACCTCAGCTTGTGAGGCGAAAATCTTTGGGATTACATCTGTCCCGTATGGGATTTCCTGGATGTATTTCTTTTGGATGTGGGTAATGATTGCCTCCATGGCGGCATCCTTACTACCAACCACAAGTTCCTTGTTGAACACAAAGGAACCCGGCTGAAAGTTGTTGCTTAGATTTCCCGTTTTCCCCACAAGGTTAATCCTTGGGATAAGAAAATCGGAAGCCTTAAACTCTCCGTCTACTCCAGCGTTGCGGTTGGTGATTGTGGGAGACTTGCTAATCTCTGCCACAGCCAATGCCTTATCTTCATTAGCCTCTACCACTTCTTTATCTTTTTTACTGAATGATGTTTTCATTTTATTTGTTTTATCTCTTTATTTTTTCTTAGTTGATAAGACGGCTCACCGCGCGTCATTGCTTCGGCAACAATGAGGTCGTCTTCCAGTTGTTCTTTCGCCACGGTCTTTTGACCGCGAGGCGCCTTGGCCGCAACTAGATCGGCCAAATCTGTAAACTTAATCTCACACGCAGAGCTAAACTCCTCGGGAGTAAGTTTTTCTTTTACCAAATTCCAAGCCTTTTGCGAATCTTTAATTTCCCTGCGTCCCTGGATTTCTTTTAATCCGTAGCCTGGAATTTCTCCGCCTTCTTTAGCGAATTCTAAATTGTGCTTGCGCACGCTAGAGCACCAAGCTTCCATCACCATTGCAATTCGTTGGGCTTGAGACCGGCGCTCTGGAGTTGATAATTGGCTTGGCTGAAATAATTCGGGGAGTTGAGCGTCGTGCGCCATATCGTAAGCTTTAACAATTTCCATAGTGGCTCCGTGAACTGCTGGGCAGTCTGCTAGTTTGTGACAGTAAACGCACTGATCCCCAGGCGTATAATCGGCCTCTGTATGATTTTTGCATTTGTCGATGATTCCTTTTATTCGTTTGTGAATTCGCTCATAGTCTGCCTCCCGGGTAAACGCATGAGTGAAGATAAGATCTAGACGGGGTTGAAGAATATGAACAGTAACTTCTTTAATATAATCGTGTTTATCAAAAACCCCAAGAGTATAAGCCCACATTTGAGCGTTATGCTCGGCGTCGTCAACGGGGTTAAACCCAAATTTATAATCAATAAGATGAGCCTTGTCCCCGCGAATCATTAATCGGTCTACAAAACCCCATTGATCAAAAACCTCTAGTTTGATTTCTTTGAGATCAAGCATCGGTAGATAACTCCGAGCGTAAACGCTCAATGTAATCCAGGCATTTCATTACAAGTTTGGTTTCATCTGCGTTTAATTTTGAAAAGTCAGACATTTCGCAGGCGTAATGCATAGCAGTTCCACGCTGCGTAACTATGTGGACCTCCCCATCCCGTTTAGGTTCATATCCCGGACATAATTCCCGGCTTTTTAGGGTGCTCGGGCTATATCTTGCGTGTTGTGTATCCATCAGCGTGCCAAGGATTGTGACCTCAAAAACAAAATCGTCAAGGGCTAATTATGGGTGAGCAAGTCCCCGTCATTTAGCAAATCAATATTACGAAGTTTCGATTTCACCGATTTACTTACCTCCTCTTCAACGGAGTTGGCGGCAAATAGAATATATTGCAGCGCGGGAGTTTTAGCTCCCGTGCGATGGATACGACCTAGGGCCTGTTTAAGATCAACGGCAGAATACGTAGGACTAATTAAAGAAACTCTTGGCCTACCGTGTAAATCGTGCAGGTTAACGCCAACACCACCGGCAGCAATTTGGCAGATTATTAAGTAAGACTTGTTCGCTTGAAAGGAGCCAATCGCCGCCTCCCTCTCTTCAGCTGTCTGATCCCCTAGAATATAAACCGGTTTGTGTTTCTTCATTCTCTCACCAATCGCCCCCAATGTTTGCTTGAAATTCACAAAGCACACAACACTTTTGCCCTCCTCTATTAGTTCTTCCGCCATTTCCGATATGACCGGGGCGCGGAGTAGTTCAATTTCTTGCCTCATACGCAATCGTTTGGTTAAAGGATTTTCTGGGTCAACATCTGCGCGGGCTTTATTTTTTAACTCTAAAATTTCTTCTTCAACTTTTTGATATAATTCGCCTATCTTCGGTGAAATGTCTAGCACTTCAGCATTAACTTGGTTGCTTGGGAAGGCGTCCCCCAGTTCGCTAATGCGCACTCTAACACCCCTAGCTGGAAATATTTTTGAGTGAATGTCGGTTAACACGCGTTTCCCACCGCGGAATGTCATACCACCCCACGGAGCTTTTACTACCCCGTTTTTATGGAGCCACTTAAAATAGTCTACTCCGTTGTGAAGTCCCAGAAGCCGGCCCGTAAAGCGCATATCTAAAGGACTTCCAGCCGCAGTGGCAGAAAGCATCAATACGTTTGACCCGGCTGCGGCCTCAAGCATTGCTCCATTTTGCGACTTGTAACTCTTACAACGATGAACCTCGTCGAATATGTACAGAAAGTTTTTCCCCCTGTATTTCCAATCCCACTGTTTGTTCCCCAGTTTAGTTATAAATTCGGTATTACCAGTCCGCAACTTTTCATAGTTAAGTACAAATTTTGGGTGTAGCCCAAAAGTGCTACACCAATTTCTCCAGGCAGGAAGTACAATTTTGGGGGCTACGACGGCAAACTCAAACCCAAGTTCTTTTGCTACAGCGCAAGCCGTGACAGTTTTTCCAGTCCCAGTATCAGAGCAATCCAGCGCGATCGAGTGGCTCCGAATTGCCTGAAGTATAGTACTTTTTGACTTCTCCTGCCACGGGCGCAACTGCACAAGCGTCGGCATGTTTATCACGCACTAACTCAAGCCAATCTTTTGCAGCCATTGTAACAAGCCACTCGCACTTGTTTTTTCTATGGGCCACCACTGGCACACTCTTGCCACAATCTCGTTTTGCCTGCTCCATAGCTTTATTAATGTTGAGGGCTTCAACCCGTTTGACTTCAAAGTGAAATGGGAGGTTGGAGACAACGTCCGGCGATTCCGGACTGCCGGAAAATTGCCTGCCACGCCTCGCTTCGTAACCCTCCGCTTTGAGGACGTCGCGCCACTCACGCTCTCCAACTTTGCCTTTTGTACAACTGTTCATAATTTAAGGGTGTGCTCATCGTGCGGGTAGAGTGAACTTAAATTGACAACTGTCAAGTTAATATGCAGATTACTTTCTTGCCTATAGAAAAATATGGAAAGTCCTGGCCCGATGGGGCAGGAGATCTCGACATCGAATTACTGGCTTTTAAAGCGGGATTGAAACCCGAAGACGGAGGTCTTGGTAAAGCCCAACACTTTAAAAACGTAGTAAATTTGCTTTGGCCATACCACAAAACAAAAAACAAAAACGGTTTTTATTGGCACCCTTGGGCCGATTGGATGATTGAACGTGCTTGCGAAGAAAACTATTTGGCGATATCTGGTCCAAAATCCTCCGCCAAGACTTCCACCATGGCCATGTGGGGACTCGTCAACTGGTTGTGCGCCCCGCATGAGACATTGGTTTTGGTTACCACAACTAGCGTGCGGGAAGCGCGTAAACGGTTGTGGGGTTCAATTAGAGAACGCTACATGCAAGTTCCCGGCTTGCCCGGAAAGCTAGTAGACTCTATGGGAAAAATTGTATTGGATGTTTCGGAATCTGGAGAAGCCTCCGACCGCTCTTCAATTACCCTGGTTCCCTCAAGCCCAGACAAAGAAAAGGAGGCCACCGCCAAACTGATTGGGTTAAAAAACAAAAGAGTCTTTCTTATTGTCGACGAGGCAACTGACGTAACAAATTCCGTGTTTGAAGCCATCAATAACTTAAATGCAAACCCGCAGTTTCAATGCGTTGCCCTTGGAAACTTTAATTCGCAATATGATCCCTTCGGTGTTTTTTCTACCCCCAAAGACGGGTGGAATTCGGTAACCGTAGAAGCAGACGAATGGGAAACAAAAAGTGGCAAATGTATTCATCTGGACGGACTCAAAACACCTAATATTGAGCACAACGACAAATGGCCCTTCTTACTTACGTCCAAACAAGTAAAATACGCTATTGAGAATGAGGGGGAAAACTCTTTGTCTTTTTGGCGTTTTATTAGAAGTTTCCCCGCCCCTGTCGGCGCAGAGGAGGGAATCTATTCTGAAGCCGACTTTAGAAAATATGATGTTACTAAAGAGCCCCGGTGGTCAACCCCTCCGTTGTTCTTAGCCGGTTTCGACCCCGCCTTCACAAACGGGGGAGATAGATCAGTCTTAGCCGTGCTTAAATACGGCCAAAGTGAGGAAGCGGGTCCGGCTGTTGCACTCCATAAGTTTCATTATTTACGGGAGGATGTGACCAAGCCCGAGCCCCGAAACTTTCAAATAGCCAGAGAAGTCATGCGCGTTTGCCAAGAGTCTGGCATACCGCCCGAAAGACTGGCCATAGACGCAACAGGAGCGGGCGACCCTTTTTGCGACATCTTGGCGGAGCTTTGGTCCCCCCGGATTCTTCGAATCAAATTCGGTGAGAGAGCATCTAGCCTCCCAGTCAGCATTACTAACCCAATCAAAGGTTCAGATAAGTATACTAATCGAGTTACGGAGTTATGGTTTTCTGGGGTAGAATATATGAGAGCCGGGCAACTCAAGGGAGTAGTGCCGGATTTAGCCAAAGAAATGACGGGCCGCAAATACAACACCACTGGGGGCGGAAAGGTTACAGTAGAGCCAAAGAGAGATTATAAACTCCGATTGGGGCGCTCCCCCGATTTGGCGGATGCTTTCTTTTTAGGCTTAGATTTAGCGAGGCAGAAATTGGGTATTCACGCTGGGTCTTTGGTTGGGGGCAAACTTCGGTCTAGTTGGGCAGATCAAGCAAGAAAACTAGATCAAGTAATCCCCGATTCAGCCTTCCTCGGTAGCTGAAAGTTGATTGACAGGGATAGCCGTCTCGCCCATACTAGGCGAACTTGTGGAACCCAAATACAACACACACTCGGTGCCCGATTCCGACTTGTTGACAATAAGTGAAAGCGGAAAAGCCCCCAAAACCCGAATTAGCGACCACAACGGGTTGCATAGCCTTTATCAAAATCTTTATTTAGCAGACGAGGCGTCGGCTCGCGACCGCACCAGGATCATGGACATGTTTGACGGGGCGGCTCCCTACGACCCCGTCACTCTTCGTCGTTTGGGCCAGGGCTACCGAGCGAATTTAAACTTTGGCGAGGCTGGCGCTGACCTAGAAAAAGCTCTTACCTCTTACAATGATTTAGTGACATCTGTAGATAGATTGGTGACTGTAAAAACTCGTTTTGGGGATGAGAGCCAGCGCGAAGAATACGGTTCAATTATTGCCGAAGAATTTCACCGTTTAATCACAAAAGACTGGCCGAGCTTTTATTTTAAACAACAACTTCTTTCCTACTACTTCGTCTCCCAAGGCTTAGGGATTGCTTTTTTTGAGGATGAACGAAATTGGCATTGGAACGTATGCCCTATCGGGGATTTCTTTATTCCAAGAGGAACCTCTGCGACCGAGGACAAAGTAGAGATTGCTTGCGTTCGTCGGATTTATTTGACCCACGAATTGTTCCGGTACATTGAAGACCCCAAAATTGCAGCGCAGGCCGGCTGGAATGTGGACGCAGTTCGAGAAGCTATTCGTGACGCCACCACTACCTTCCCTCAAGATGGATTTAATTGGGAAGAGTTGCAAAGACAAATTAAAGATAACGATTTGTATTTTGCTCATGTACGCAGCAGAGAAGTACATGTAGTGCATTACTACGTGCGGGAGTTTGACGGGAGTTATTCCCACGCAATCGGCAGGAGAGATGGCAAGGGAGACTTTTTGTTTAAGAAGTTAAACCGTTTTAAAAGTGCCTCGGAGGCGTTCCACATATTTACTTATGGTGTTGGGAATGGAATGTATCATTCTATCCGTGGTTTGGGGTATAAGATTTTCCCTCACATTCAGATGACTAATCGTCTTCGTTGCGCCATGGCGGATGGGGCAATGCTTCAGACTTCTGTTTTACTACAACCGCAGAGCGCTGAAGATGTTTCCCGAATGACAATGGCCTACTCCGGGCCCCTCTCTTTTCTCCCCCCTGGATTAAATGTTGTCCAAACTCAATTCCCCAACTTAGCCCAAAATGTCCAACCTATTGTAAATGAAATGGCGATGGTTCGCCAGAGTAATACCGGCTCCTACCGGACGCAGATGAACGCCCCCACGGGCAACCCGCGAACAGCCACAGAGGTTGAAGCTCAACTCGCCAACGAAGCCATTCTCACAACAAACTCAATGAACCTATTTTATGTTCCTTGGGGGAGATTGTTGAGAGAGCAGTTTAGGAGATTGCAGCGCGATACCTGGATTCCGGGGGAGATAGGGGCCGCGGAAGCTTTAAAATTCCGCCAAAGACTTGAAGAGCGCGGGGTCCCATGGCCGGCCGTACGGGCCGTGTACAGTGTAGATGCCGTAAAAGCCGTTGGTCTTGGTTCCCCAGCCGCTCGTCTGGCTACTTTCAATGAATTTATGGGAATGTTGCCCCGATTCGATGAGCTGGGCCAAGTCAATGCAATGCGCGACCGCATCGCGGCACGAGTGGGGTATGACCAAGTTGATAGGTACTTGCCCAACCCCACAGTCAAGAATCGTATTCCGGCCGACGCAAAGATTGCGGAGTTGGAGAATGGGGCCATGCAAGCGGGAAGGTCGGTCACCGTTCTCCCCAATGAAAACCACGCCATTCATTTATCTGTTCATTTGCGCGAGTCCCAACCAATTGTTGAAGCTGTTCAAAATAATCAACTCGAAGACAAACAGGGTACGCTTCGATTTTTGACCATGATGTTTCAACATGTAAACGAACATTTTATTAAAATTGCTGAAGACCAAACAAAAGCTCAAGAAATAGGACAGATTAAGATGGCGATGAATTTAATGCGCGAAGCCGTAATGAATTTACAACGAGACGTGGAAGAAGACATTCGTAAGGCAGCCGAGCAAGAACAACAAATGGCTTTAGAGCAAGGCCAAGTTCCCTCTATTTCGCCGCAAATGCAAATGAAAATGCAAGAGCACCAGCTCGATATGCAATTGAAACAAGAACGAGCCGCCCTAGAAAATCAATTTAAAGAGATGGAACTCCGACAAAAAATGGCTTTAGAAGACGCGCAAACCAAACAAAAATTAGCTTTACAAGATGCGCAAGCTGCGGCTAACCTACGAACCGCGATGAATACCACCGCTGCTTAAAAGCATGACATTAAACGATTGGAATAAAAGACAAGATTTTAAGTTAGCCTGGAAAGGCTTCTATAAATCGGAACCGGGTCAGGCATTAAAGCAAGTGTTAACAAATTTAGGAATCCCCGTTCCGACACTTCCGCCCGCGGGAATAGATTTTGTGGACTGGAACGCGACATTAAATTCGCGCCGAGAAGGTTATTACGAGGCAGTTCGAATTTTAGGAGCTCTGTCAGAAGAAGAAGCAGAACCAACTAATCTCCCAGCTCCGTGGGAGAAAACAACAGCAGAAGAAGAAGAAACAAACTAACCTAAGGAACACAAAACATGAGTGAAACAAACACAGCCACCCCAGAACCAGCAGTTGTAGGATCCGAAGGATCAGATAATTTAAGTTTTGCCGACGCTTTTGATGTTGGGTTTGAGGCTCTAGACAAAGCCCCGACACCCGAAGTTGCGCCAACCGCAACAGCCGTCGCAGCCCCCAGCGAAACAATTAAAACCGTTGAGACCACAAAAACAGAAGTTTCGGCATTAACTAACCCTTTAGACATATTGACCAAACGGATGACAGGTCAGGAAGAAGTAAAAACTACCCCGGTTTCTTCCGACGAGATTGATGTTAAACCCCCGGAGAATCTTAAACCCGAAGCTCAAACTGCTTGGGCTCGTTTGACTAAAGATCTAAGAGACTCTAGGGCTAAAGTTAAAGAATTAGAAACAAAAACTTCAGAAGCCCCCGTCAATTCCGTCGAACAGATTGATTTACAAAATCAGTTAAATGCTTTAAAAGCCGAGAGAGACGAGTACGAAAGCGAGCTTAAGCTGTCCCGTTTAGAGTCCACAAAAGAGTATAAACAGGCCGTTACTGAGCCCCTACTTGACATTCAGCAAGAAGTATCAGAACTTGCGGAGCTTTATAAAGCAGACCCCAGGGGTATTTATGCGGCAATGGTCGAGCCTAACGCGGCTACCCGCAGAGCCCTGCTAAAAGAAGCCACCGCTTCTTTTGACCCAATCGACGCTTTGGCAATTCGTTCTAAAGCTGAGGATCTTCAGAAAGTTTTTGCTAGAAGAGATATCTTAACTAAAGACGTTCAGACAGTACTTCAAATGTTAGATACAGAGCAGAAACAGCAACAAGAACAGTTTTATAAACAAAGCCAACTAGAGGTTGAAACTGCGTACAAAAGTGAGTGGGAGAATCTTCAAAAAGAGAATGCCCTATTGCGCCCGATTGAAGGAAATGAATCTTGGAATAATACCATCAATAGTATCCAACAGCAGGCCCTTCAGATTGAGAATACTGAACTTGACCCCAGGGCAAAAGCCAAATTGACGTTTAATGCTGCTGCGATGCCGGTAGTAATGAATGTATTTCAAGACTATGTTTCTAAGACTCAATCTCGCATTTCAGAATTAGAAGCTTTGACTAAAGAACTTAGGTCTACACTTCCATCCTCAGGCGGGTCTAGGGATAGTGGGCCAGAGGTTCCAGCCGATCTAGGTTTTGTAGAAGCCTTAGAGCGGGGCATGAAGCAATAAATTGTTAAAAGGTATTGACACGTTCTAACCGGTTGATACATTTAGCTCGTTTGAGTCAGGTATAAAGATTGAGACCCTACTCGAACAAGACCTATAAAGATTGAGATGGTCTAGCAGAAATCGGGCATTAAAAGCTCTGGGATGCCGCCAGGGAAAAGTTTTGAGAACATAGTAAAACTGGATAGCCCCGATAGGGACTAGCAGGATTATTATAAATCACAACCGACCCTTTGCGCGAGTGAGGGGAAGGATGAAAGGAAATTACTAATATGGCTACTACTTATAGCATTCAACAGCTTCTTGTTAAAGAAGCGGGTCGTATCGGACCGGAGATTTATCGCCGGACGATCGATACCTCAGCTTGGCTCAAACTAACTAAACAGGAACAATTCCCTGAGGAGATGGGCGATGTAATCAGTTCGGTTACATTCGAACGTTTCTACCCCTCCAGCTCACTTGCTTCTGCCGCTGATACCGCGGTTGGCTACGCAGTCAACGATATCAAGTCAGACGCAGGAACTAACTGGCGGATCCTCGGATCAAATCAAAACACCCAGAACTACCAAACCTTCAACCCTTTCACCCAGGCCGTCAGCACGGCTGGTGACGGATTGCCGGTGGCGTCTAGCTCTTCCTCTGGTAACGTTCTGCCCAAACCACTCACAGGAGTTACCTTTGGTCAGAAACTCCGCCAGTATTCGCTAGAATGGGCCTCGGTTGATTCCCCCGATATCGCTCTCGAAGACTTGCGCTTTGCCGTTAAACGCAAAGAGCAGCTCTCGAACATCATGGATGTCTTGACTGAATCGACCTCCTTGGTTTGGCAGGATCGTTACCGGACTCTATACACCAAGACGGTTGCACTTGAAGGAAACCTTGTTTACCCTAGCACCACTGCTAACGGTATCGTTGCCTCTACTTCAGCTAGCTCTGGTGACGCAGCAGTTGTTTATAACGCTGTGACTGGTGGAGTCGGTACTGCTGCCTCTGGCACAATCACTGCCGCCAACTTGCCTAATAGCCAGTTGACGCAGGGAATCCTGAAGCGGCTCTATATGAAGCTCATTCGTGACGGCGCAGGATCTAAGGCCATGGGCCGTGAAAACGGAGCACCCGTGTTCATGTTGATCTGCGGTGCCGAAACAAGTGAAAGCTTGATTCGCTTGAATGCGGATATCCGTCAGGATTTCCGGTATGCCAAGCCGAATGAATTGCTCACGCCCCTTGGCATCGAGCGTTCTTACGGTGGCTTCTATCACTCAATTGATCCGTATCCCCCGCGGTTTGCCGTGTTTGATACGACTAATGATAACCTTATCCGCGTGTATCCTTTCCGCAAGGAAACGACCACTAAGGGTACGGCTTATAATATCAACCCCGCGTACGAGACGGCTTCCTACGAAATTAGCTATATCTTCCATCAAGAAGTAATGCGTTCTGTAGTCCCCAGCCCAATCAACACGAACAACAAAATGGGTTTCAACCCCCAGAACTACCGTGGTGAGTTCAAGTGGGTTAACATCCTCGATCGTGAAAATAATCCGGACGGCAATGTCGGATATTTTCGCGGAGTTTGTGCGAGCGGTGCTCGTCCCGTGTTCCCGCAGTATGGCTACGTCATCCTGCATAACCGGGCCAGCATTAGCCTTGATTACGTTAGCTAATTGAAGAAAGGAGATCTCTAAAATGAGTTTTCCCCTTCAAACGGCTACGCAAGACAATGTGCTTGCGGCTCAGGTTCGTGGTGTGTTGAATAAAGGCCCAGAGTGGACATCCACTTTGACCGGTTCTTCAGCCACAACGAGCCTGACGGCAATTGCCGACTCAACAGGCGGTACGGCTACCAACGGCATTGCTGCAATCACTGCCGGCGCTACTTACGCGCAAGCAGACCTGACCGCAGTTAAAAATGGTTTGGCTTCTGTTACCGCAAAGGTTAATACTATTTTAACCTTGTTGCGTAATCTGAATGCCTAAATAACTAATTGGTCCCCCGGGGTTCTATCCCCCGGGGGATCATACTCTTTCAAGAAAGACAACTCTTATGAAAAATATCTCTTTTCCCGTACCTAAAGGCTTTACACCTCCGGAAGGTGTTGCTGAAGGCGATTCGTTCGACTTCATGGCCAGCGGCTATTTCAAAGGACCAACCATGTATCTCACAGCAGTTGAAGGTGTAGAAGTTGATGAATCTGATGCTGAAGCTAAAGCAGAAAGTGCTGCTGAACAATCTTCCGGGAAACCCGAAGTTGAAATGGGAATGGTTGATGCCGTTGAAAAAGGAATGTCAGCGAACAAAATGGCGTAAAGCCGTGGATAAGCTCATCTTGGCAGTTGTCAAACAAGCCTGGAATGATCTCCAGGATCTTGATGCTGGCAAGAAACCTGCCAGGCCCAAAGCCTGTTATGAGCGGGAATCGTTTGAACTATGTTTCGAACTATTCTTGCCTTTGCTGGGTGTTGAGAGTTATACTGCCAATAAAATGAAATCCAGGTTATACCCTACCCTCGATAGGATATTTAGCCATGGAAAATGATCATTTAATTACCCTTCTTGAGCGTACCGCCCGCATGGACGAGAAGCTTGATTCCTTGCTCGATGATCGCAACAAACACGATCAGCGAATCGGCAAGGTTGAGAAACATATCCACATGGGTTATGGAGTCGTGGCAGTCATGACATTCATGATTTCGACCTTTGCCGAGTTTTTTTGGTCAAAGATTTTTGGCAAGAACAGTTGACAATTAAAAATAAGACTACACAATAGGAGTACTTTATGGATTCAATTCGCAACCCTTTTTTTGCCTCTGCTGTGGCAACCGTTGACCGCGTTTTAGCCGCTCAAGTAAATTCTATTTTTAGCACTCAGATTTTAAATAATTTAACGCCAGCGGATATTAACGCATTTCCTAATCCTATTGTTAAATCTGGTTATTCTTTTGCAGCAACTGGAAGTACTACGGCCGATGTTTTACAAGCAACATATACTTTTCCTGGGGGATGCATAGGACCTAATGGATATCTAGAGGGAAATATATTGATAAATTGTACCGCTTCAGCTAATGCTAAACGTATTAGGGCTTTTATTTCGAATACTAACAACGGTCTTTCTGGAACTCGATTTATTAATTATAATATCGGATCTTCAGCTACCTCTGTTATTGGTATGCGAGGATTTTATTTGTACAACACGGGGTCAGAAAATTCTCAGATAACCCAGCCAGAAGTTTCTTCTGGAACCACAACTTCTACATCATCCTCACCTTTTCAAGAACTAACTATTGATACATCTCAAACTTTTTATGTAACAATTGCTCTTCAAAAAGATACTGCAGGTGAAGCAATGCAAACAAAATTAATACGTCTAAACACAGTATACGGAGCATAATTTATGCCAGACTTTTTTAGCGAAAACTTAGCTCCCTCGGTAACTCAGGAAACCGATGCCGCGCTTGTGGCCCTCGGCCAGCGTGGTTTTATTTACACAGATGACACGACCTTAGTTAATGGTAATTTTGCAGCTATTCAAATTATTGCCGATACTGTTTTTGCCGCTTTGACTGCCTTAAATTCTACAGTTGGCGGTCTAGTTGGTGTAACTCTTCCCGCTGGAACTATTATTTACGGACCGTTTACTAGTTACGATTTAGCCTCTGGAAAAGTAATTGCCTACAAGGCAGGATAAACTGCCATGCCGAAACTCGGCTTAGGCGTAACAACATCGCAAACAAGCACACTCTTGTTGCCTCCGTCTTCTCAATACACGGGGACGAATGCTCTCTTATCTACTAGACTTTCTGATGCCCCCGGGCCCACAGCTAAAGTTGAAAGTTACAACTGTGATGACGCAGGATTCTATACTAATGACGGTTTTCCAATTTCAATAACTGGTTGGAAACACTATTCCCCCACATTCACTAATACTGTCGATTACAAATCTTTAGCCCCCCAATACTTTTTAAACGCATATCCTCCATATAGCCTTGAAGAGGGGCCCGCTGGCCGCCATTTAATCAAACAATTCGGTATTGGTAGCACCCTAATTGATTTTAATAGTCTAGCAAGGACTTATCCAGAGCCCCCAATGAGACAAATTACGTCGAGTATAACTGGTGATGGGAGTGGCACTACCAACTGGGCAAAGTATGAAATGTACCAAAGTGTAAATATTCCAGTAGGTGCCACATCAGTTAAATTTGGGGCAATGGTCTTGTGCCCGTCAAACGACCTTTTGCGGCCATATAATTTTGGCGGGGTATATATATTTGCTGGTCCTGGGGATGGGAAGCCGCCAGTTTCAGTAAACTTTACGGCAATTTGCGGTTCATCGGTTCCAACTTTACCGGGGGAACAAGCAACTTATACAAATTATGAGGAGTCAACTAGCAATTCCTTGTTTATGTTCGCTGGTCCGTCAATATACTTATCAGAAACTAATAGATGGAATTCTAATTTGTATATAAAAGGCTCGAAATCGTTAGCCTCAACATATCAAACCTGGAAACAAGTAAATGTTCAAACATCAATCCCCTTTGGCAATGCGGGGGTCGATAATACTAAACTTGCATTCTCAATGTATTTTGCAGAAAGTCATAGTTATTTAAACGGCGACGGAACACCATCCGGAAGTATTTGGTTCTACGACCCATATGTTGTATTCTCTTAAAATGACTATGAGACTCCTAGCCATTTCCATCCTCTGCCTTGCCCTTACATCCTGCGCTTCTACGAAGTATAGTTCGTCCGGCTCGTTGACTCTTCAGGCTACGACTGCTTCCGTATTGAAGGCGCAGTCCATAGCTCGTTCTATTCCTGCCTGCAAGCCCGTGGCTGATGAGCTGGACAATACCAAAGACCAGATCCTAAAGCTTCAGTCTCAGGTCGATAAGAACTTCAAAGAACGTTCGGAGATGGCCGAAAGACTTGAATATCTTGAGGCTAAGTACAGCCAATCGGTCGGTCTATTATGGAAATGGCGTTTGATTGGTATCGGCGGTATGCTTCTTTTGCCCGCATTTTTGGCCTTGCGTAATTTCTTTCCCTTTCTTAAACTCTTTTAAGTGAAAAAGTGGCTAAAGGATAACGTCCAGGGGTTGGGCGCTTTGTCGTGCGGTTTGCTTTTATTCTTAGCACTAGGCCCAATTCTTCACGTTGCCGATCCCGGAGCCGGGGTTGTCGACCTCGGAGCCCTTCATGTTGTGCTATTTGCTGGAGTTAAGCTACTCTTTGCAGTGACATTAGCTTGGCTAATAATCAATATTGAGTTTAAATTTTTAGATCAGTACATGGATAATAATGCTTTGGAGGATGACTGGCGGGAGTTAACCGGGCAGACTCGTGCGACCATATTGGTTGCCGTGTTCATAGGACTCGTTTTAGCCTTTGCCCTGTTATGCGGATAATTCATGCGCTGGCTCTGGCATCTCTATCTTTGCTGGGTACCGGAGAGGGAGTTGCTGAAGGAGTCGTACCGACGCGAGGAGAAAGACTATCGCGACTTATTGAAGTGGCTCGGCAAACCATTGGCCTTCGAGAAGGACCCGGAAACTCCGGGGCCGTGGTGGACGAGATCCTAGCTTCCGTTGGATTGGAAGGTAGTCGTGCTCCTTGGTGCGCGGCTTGGGTTGTTTATGTGGGGGACAAAGCTTTCGGCAAGAAGGCCAATCCCTTTCCCCGTTCTGCTTGGAGTCCAGCCTTTGTCTTTAAACCCACCTGGGATCGCGGTAAAGGCATCACCCCCGGCCCCGCCGATGCTTTTGGGATATACTTCCATAGCCTGCGTAGAGTGGCTCACACGGGGCTTATAGAGCGAATTGAGGGTAAAATGGCTGTTACAATTGAGGGTAATACAAACGACAACGGAAGCCGGGATGGGGATGGGGTCTATCGCAAGCGAAGGCCGTTGTGTACAATGCTTGCAAGGAGCTGGTTATGAGTATTAAACTAGGAGCAATAGGAGTTCAGAAGATTTCCACTAAGTTGATGGAACAGGGTTTCCTCGTAAATCTACCTGTTTACGATGACGGGTATGATTTAGTTACAGACTGGAAGGGCAATCTGACGCGGGTACAAGTTAAAACTACTATTGGAAATGAAGACAGTCGACGTAGGAAATTAAAGTTTTTTGCCATAAGAGGTCCAGGCTTTGGCCACATGGAAAAAAGATTATACACTAAGGTAGATTGCGATGTTTTTATATTTTACCACACATCTTTAGACGCGGTATTTGTGATCCCCAGGGAAAAGTTACCTCGCACAAAATCCATTTACCTTGAGCTTAATTGTAAATGGCGCGATAATTGGAATGTACTAAAAGGAGTTTTGAATAGATGAGCAGCACACAATTGACTGGGAAGCAGAGAAATGTTTTGGCCAACACGGCTCCCGTTGTCTCCACTACTGGAGGAACGGGAGGTACGCAAGGCCCTCAGGGACCACAAGGCCCTCAGGGACCGCAAGGCCCACAAGGCCCCCAAGGCAATCCGGGAGTTTATATCGGTATTTTTAACGCTGTGTACCAAACTGGAATTAATTTGTTAGGGCCTACCTCACAAAGAACATTAGTTTACACTGTTCCCAGTTCAAAACGATTTATTATTCAAGATTTTACTATTTTATTGACTTCTGTTTCCGGTTCAGAAAAAACAACTTTACCAACAGTCCGACTCTATAAAAGTTCTTCTTCTTCTTTATCCGGTTCAATTTACCAGTTGACAAATAATTTTGATTTTAATGGTGTTACCACACCGGCTATTTTTGCAGCTGGGTACGTTGCCCGAGTTAATGTAAATTCCACAACCACAATTAGGCCAACTGCCGCAAATGGCGAAAGTATTTATTTTGGAATAGATACGGCCTTTGACGGGGCCGGGCTAACAACCCCCTATACTACCATGCAAGCTACTTGTATTGTGGCTGGATACGAGTTGTAGCGTTAACAGTTGACTCCGAAAAGCCAGTTGCCATACTACTTGCGATGAGTTTTCCTAATCCCGATATTTACGCCCGTGACTGCGGTTGCGGAACAGCCGGGGCAAACACCACTCCCCCACCCGCCAGTTTAGTCGCGGCAGCTCAAGAAGCAATTAGGTTGATAAGTGTTTCTACCGCATTGAATTTCTCAAGTGTTGCCTCTGGCGATTTCGTTGATCTAACTATTTCTCTTTCCGGAGCTGCGGTCAATGACACTGTTTTTGCTACTTGTCTGGATATTGCTGGCCGTGGAGCTACCGATGGTAAACTTATTTTTGAGGCATTCGTATCCGCCACGAATACAGTTACTGTTCGGGCACATAATCCGACATCTGGCTCTATCGACCCAGCGTCGTATAATTTTAGAGTAACCATTATTAAAAGCTAATAGGAGGATTAAATGAGCTGCGATTGTAACACACTTGTAATTGGAGAATCCGGACCGCAAGGGCCCCAAGGATTTAATGGTTTTGATGGGACAAATGGTACTAATGGCATAAATGCTTTTAGCACATTGACTGCTACTTTTACTCAACCAAATGTTGCCCCAGCCGCGGGAAACACAGTTACAATTTCTGTTTCTTCAACGAATTGGATTGCTGTTGGCCAATCTCTTTTTATTGAGCAAGCCGGTTATTATACTGTAACAGCGGTTAACTCCAGCACTTCTTTGACTGTTAGCTTCCAAGTTACAGCTGGAATTTCAGCTGGAGCTTCTGTTTCCTCTGGTAGAAAAGTTTCTCCCGGCGGTCCGATTGGTTCAAATGCTTCCAATAGTTTTAGTTCAGTTATTGTAAATTCAGCTTTAGCCTCGAATCCATCCGCATTTCAAGTCTACGGATCTTCTGGATTTCCTTTGCTTCTGGTTAACGCTACACTCAACAAAGTTGGGCTTAACGTAACTCCAATCTCGACATCAAGTACTTTTACTGTTGGCGGATCTTTTGAATCTTCCGGGAATATTATTAGTTCCGGCGTGGTACAGGCCCCAAGATTCAGATTATCTTCAGCTGGCCCCGAATTATCCAAAGTTCTTTCTTACTCCACAACCCTTACCGTAACTCTAGCCGGAACTGTAGGAGCTGTTACTAGAGTCGATGCGACGGTAGCTGGTACAGCTGTAGGCGATATCGCTCAAATTGCCTATACATCCGATCCAGGCGGTACTTTTGAAATTGATGTTGTAGCCACTTGCATGGTTACAGCAACCAATACTGTATCTGTTACGTTTACGAATTCTTCAACTAATGCGTATTCCGCTGTAAGTATTCCTTTAAAGTTTATCGTCTCAACATATAGCGCAGTGTAACATGATATCAGACCCCAACAGACTCGTTGAGGGTATGGGCTCTTTTATTGGAGGGGCTAATTCAGCTGTTGACCCAGCTCTTTTGAGCCAAAATCAATACTCCTGGGCATCAAATGTTATTGTTAGGGACGGGTATTTACACACGAGACCAGGTTTCAGATTTGTAAAAACTCTTCCCACTGGGGTGATACAGGGATGCGCTTATTATAAATCTGAAAACATGAATAGCCCACAAATTGTGGCTATGATAAATGGAAAATTGTACGATTTAGAGGCTTATTTTTCCGACCTTCCAGTTCGCGATATTTCGCCGGTACAAGAAACTTATCCCTATATTTCTCAAACAGCATCCCTGGTCCAAGCAAATAATTTTCTTGTTTGCCAAGATGGTTTGTCTAGGCCAATTGTTTATGATGGGTCAAGGACTTTTTATTCTTACGGGCTAAATCAAGACGCAGATCCAGCTGTGACATTGACTGATTGTTTTATAACTAGCGGATCCGCAACGGTTACAATTTCAAGCAAGGCGGGTCTTACAACAAACATGCTTGTCATAGCAGAGGGAGACCCCTCAAACTCCATTCTTCAAAAAGACACTTTTATATCGACCATTGGTTCCGACACTCAAATAACTTTGTCCAAAACGGCTGTGTCTACAATAAAAACAACACTAAAATTCTACAATCCCGGCATTGTGAAAATTTCCACCTCAATTCCTGTTGGCAGTATTGTGACCTATGGAAATGGTAGATTATGGGTTGCTAATGGAAGAAATTTATACGCAGGAGATTTGGTTGGTTCTTCTTTAAACGCAGAAATAAAATTTACGGAAACAATTTATCTTTCAGGTGGGGGGAGTTTTTATTTTGACTCCAACATAACTGGGTTAGCTTTTATCCCCGGGCCCGACACAACCACTGGACAGGGCGATCTTGTTGTATTTACCCGGACAAGCATCAATCTTGTGCGGGCTAGCGTTTACGACAGAACCTCATGGCAGAGCGTAGCTGGAATGCAACGGGTAATTTTTCAAGGCCGAGGGGCGGAAGGATTTAATTCCA